CGCCCACTTGTTGCGGAAGTGCCGGAGGCTCTCAACCTCTGAATAATCTGGAGATTGTAGGAGTTCGATATCAGTTGACTTTCGACCATCCTTAGATGGGATGAAGAAATCCTCATCCCCGGAGAGGACGTCACGTTTCATGTCCAGCATCCCTTGGTCGTTCGTGAGCTTCCGCCGGCGAATGCTGTTTTTGACCGTCTCAACCTCGGCCCGACCCCGCCTCATGTCCATCGACCCAATGTCCACATAAAACGCGAACTGCTGGTGCGCCCGCTCAAACTTGTAGATCAGTTGTGCATCTTCGAGCATGGCGAGCCGCTTCCACGCCGCCCGCCCGCCCTCCAACGCGGAGTACCCATAGATTGCATTGAAGTATTTCAACCTCAACCGCCAATGAGAAATCTCCCACGGGTCGAAGGCGACCACGTTGTTGTAAGCCCGGTTCGGCCGATTCTTCAGGTCGTAGTACGACGTGGAGTTCACCCCTTGGATTCCATTGGGGTCCTGAACAAACCCGACCAGGCCATCCCGAGGCGTCTCAATCCGCCGCATGGACGGCGGCGGCATGAAGTTGATCCCGATCACGCCCTGCTTCGGATCTCGGACTAGAATTTCTCCGAAAAGATTCCCGTACTTACATAGTTCTCGAACAAGAGGCCATGAGTTGTCGTCGGCCTGGCATCGCCGAAGAACCCCGTTGAGCTCGTTTTCGAGCTGCCGATCTTGCGAGTAGGCCCAAATCGCCTTGCCGTTGTCTGGGTTGGCCGTCGTCGCGTCGTCGGCGTAGATGTTCAAGCTGAACCAACCCTCGGGAAATTCGTCCATCTCCTCGTAATCCGCAAACCGCCTCAGCAAATCCTGATCAATGAAGAGGTAATCGAGCAGAGCGTGTCGGCCCCAGGGTGTAACGGTCCCCCCGTACCAGTATTTTCGGCCGATGTACGGGATATTGAGGCCCTTTTGAAAGTCGGTACCCATGGCCTTGTCTTGGCGGGCAAAAAGCGTACTTACCGCCTTGGTTACCTTGGACGAGATACCCTCAATAAGACCTGCCATTCTTAAATTCTACCGTTCCTCATAAAAGGAAGTCTACCAGCACCGACATTGACTTGCAATCTTCGCGCCCCGCCGTTGGAAATTTCCGGGGCGTTGACCCGCTCCCCCATTATCGGAGCGGAGATCTGCTCGGGCGGCCGCATCGTCAGCCGCCACACCACACCCGCAAGGGCATCGGAAACGTCCTTGCGGCCCAACTTACCATTTTGGTCTCGGTCCGGGTGGTCGATCTTCACCGTCAAACCAGTCTTACGACGAATCACCACCCGTTGGAGACCCTGGAGTTCCTCAAGAACACACTGACACGGTGTCCCAAGCCTAACCCGACCCTCGTACAAAGCCATCTTCAACGTGTCGTATTGAGTTGTCGTCCGATCAATCGAAACTATTCCGCTCTCTATCCCCCGCTCCTTGAACTGCTGCCTTGAGTCTACCGATTGGAATGAATCATACCCTACAAAATCGAACTGAAACCCGTGGCTCATAAACTGGTATATGATCCCTCTCATGTCTCCAAAGTTGATCTCGTCGCCCGGGGGTGGGAGAACTCTGAGAATCAAGTCGGTTTCTATCGACGGAGCGAACTCAAAGTATCCCTTGCCAGAATGGTCGCGCCGAGAAACGTGAACCCACTCTGCAACGTGGGCGATTGCTACCCCAGCCGCGTCGCCGGTTTGCCCCAAATCGATATGGGCAGAACGAATCGCCTGGGGATGGCGAAGAGGGAACCATCGGATCTCCGTGCCCCCGAATTTCAAGTCAACGTTCACGGCCCGAGAAATCTTGGACCAGTGGATATCCAACCCCTGGTCTGCAACGATCTCGTCGGCGTCCATCGGTTGAGGAAGATCCTTCTGCTCAGCCGCGTAGATCATCCCTGTTCTATTGATATACGGAGAAATTGATGCTGTCTCAATCCCTGCAATATCCCGAATCGCCCCCTCAAGATTTCGCTCGAAATCCTTGTGGAAGTTCATGGGGACTTCAATGACCTTCAACCCTTCGTCAATGTACCGTTCTACTTCATCATCTGTTGGGTCAAGAATGGATAAAAACCTGATATTCCCAACAGCAACCCTAAACATTTCGTCTGAGAAATCTTCGGATGGCTTAACGTCCCAACCCGAATTATGAACAAAAACACCGGCCCCAATAGCGAAATTATTCAACCCTTCAACTGTAAGATCATAAACATCGATAACTCCACCACTTCTTACACAAACGACTTTGTGGTTCTTATTTGTTTTATGACCAGCATCTCTGGCACGACGATACAAAGGCATCAGAGAATCACCATGTACCAATTCGTCTGCTCTTTTGTACTCCCCAGACTTCATCATAAAAGGATGGTTCGGTGTAGCTCGAACAATTTCACCATTGTCTAACACAACCTTCAAAACGATATCTTTTCTAACAGTGATCCTGGGATGCGTCGCCAAACCAGGAACAATACAACCCATCTTTAAATCAAACGAGTACACCTCGAACGAATCATCAGACCCTCGATATCGCTCCTCCAGTTCCGCAATGGTAGGCATCGTACCGTCCAAAAGAGGGATAACAGTTTCTCCGCTTAGACAATATTCTCTAATGAAAACAGTTGGGTCTCCAGATTCTTTGGCTTCCTTTATCCGCTGCTCGATATAGGCGACCGGCCGCTCCTTCGAAGAAATCAGGCAAAGAACACCTGGAAGGCGTCCGACCTTTTGAAACCTGGATTGTATACGCCGTTCGATATTCGTTGAAATCGACTCGGCCCGATCCATGGCGACAAGCAATCCGTTTCTGTCAATACCTTTATCCGCCCCCATAAACGAAATCTCGTCGACCATCCCCCCGAATACGTTGCCCCCGATTGATGTAGAGACAGACGACCCGCCGGTTATTAGGATGTTCTTCCGCCTGAATCGAATCTCCAACATACTCGGGACGGCTTTATACCCAAGGAATTCCTTGAAAAATGATGACAATTCCATCTTCGAAGTAAACTCTTGGATCATCCGTTTACGAACCAGATCCTTGGTAATACTTACAAGAACCAGTTCAATCTGAGTTCCTGGAGAAAGCCCATACGTGGCTTGCGGGTCTCTCAAGCAACTCATCTGATAAATCACGTATAGCAAAACATACGACGAAAGATAGCTCTTTCCCCACCCAAGGCTCCCTCCGAAAATACAAGTGGAATACCAACCTTCAAAGATGTCGATAAAGTCCTGCCTAAGTTTTGGATATAGTTTCGCCCCAGCGACCCCAAGGTAATACTCATCTGTTATGAATTTCTCTGGAGAAACTGGATCACGTTCATACGCTGCTTCGAGAATTGTCGAGTGAAGATCCGCCCCGTTCTCTCCAAGTATCGCGACAAACGCCGCCTGCTCATCTTCATCAAGGTTTTCTACCAGACCAAGTGCGAGGTCTCGACGTTCTTCGTCAGTCCGCTCGCTCCTTTGTCGGCCGTTGACCTCAATTATCGGCATCAGTTCACGTCAGTAGACTCGGGGAGTTGCAACGCTACCGCGGCCCGCATGGCCTCCAAGACCTTGTGCCGCGACTGGGGATCTTCGAGCACTCTGGCGACCCGGTCACCGTACTTCCTTCGCGCCCCGGCGACGTCCATGGATGTCTCGGCCGTATGCGCCCCCTGACCGATAATCCCGAACTTCTCCATAAAATCCACCTGGCTCTCGAGAAGCCGTCGATACTCCTCGAACTCCCGATACAGACTTTCATCTGGTTCTGCCGGATCTTCCTCCATCATCCGTAGAGCAATCCGATCCCTCTGTGATAGCGCCGCGGCGGCGATTTCTATCATAGGGTCAAGGCTTAGCGCGGCCCGGCCGTAGAGTTTCTTCGCATACGAATGCGGTACGACCGCCTTTTGGCCGATTTTGTTCGCCCCGAGCTTCTCAAGTTGGACTGGTTGATTCAACTCCTTCTGCTTCGCGAGCAAGGCGTTCTGGACAACCTCAATCGACCAACCGTCCAAACGCTGCAAGGTATGCTTGACGAACCGAGCCACCTCGATCGCTGCCATCCCCTCCCGAAGCATATCGTAGACATCTTCAGCCTGGACGAGTTCTTCAATCTCTGTAAAGACCCGAGGGTCGATCTCTTCTGCGGGATGAGTCATCGCAGCACCATACAGAAATCATAGCCGAGCCGCCCCGGGAAGTAAATTCTTGATTGTCAAGTGATGAAACCGGGTTTCACAAACGGGAGAAAAAGCGGAACTGAGTTCCGCTTCTTGGAGGAGGAAAGCTAGAAGTCGATGATCTCGGGATCGTTGGCCCAGGGGAGAGTCTTCGACAAATCCTTCTTGGCCGGGCCGGGCTTGGCTGCCTTGACCTCGCCCAATGGGTATCGGTCGTTCCTGATCGCAACCGCCTCCTTGTAGGTCTTCGCCCGGCCGACCTTCGACCCGTTCACCTCGATCACGAACTGCCCATCATCCATCGGTCTTTCCTCTCCCATGGCCGCCGCCACGGATTCGACCAACGAAGACATCAACCTGGCACCATGATCAACCGACTCCATTGTTGACTCCGTTTCCAACGTATTAATCTACTCCATGGCCCCATCGAGAGTATCCTCTACCGACATGAGATCTTTCATCAGCGCCCCGATGGCAACCTTCGCGGC